AACATTTTTGTTCAACCTATTTCAAGATCAAGAACAGACCTTTCTATGTATCAAGAGTTTGAGATAACATCTTTTGATAGCAAAGTTGTTATTGCCGTAGGACTTCCAAGTGAAGATACGACAAGAGAGATTACAAAAAAGTTTCTCTCTATGGGAAGACAAAAAGCTAAGAAACCAGAAAACGACAAAAGACCAGCAGAAAAGAAAAAAGACTAAAATGAAATGGCTGTTTACCGACCAACAAAACAACAAATACAATCTGAAATTTTAAAGTGTGGTAAAGATCCAGTTTATTTTTTAAATACATACGCTAAAATTTCTGATACGCAAAAAGGTCCAATACCTTTTAGAACATTTGAGTTTCAAGATCAAGTGCTAAAAGATATGAAGGACTATAGATTTAACGTAGTTTTAAAAGCAAGACAGTTAGGTCTTTCTACAATTGTTGCAGGTTATATCGCTTGGTTAATGTTATTTCACAGAGACAAGAATGTTCTCATTTTAGCAACTAAACTTTTATCAGCATCAAACTTAGTAAAGAAAGTTAAATATATTATTAAGAGTCTACCAGATTGGCTTATGATTGCTGATGTATCTGTAGACAATAGAAACTCATTTGAACTTACAAACGGTTCTCAAATTAAAGCTTCAGCAACTTCTGGCGATGCTGGTCGTTCTGAGGCTCTTTCTTTACTCGTTCTGGACGAAGCAGCCTTCATAGAAAATATGAAAGACCTCTGGACAGGTGTTTATCCTACAATGGCTACTGGTGGTCGCTGTATTGCTATATCAACCCCAAACGGTGTAGGTAACTGGTTTCATCAAACCTATATTGACGCAGAAAGCGGAACAAACGATTTTCATCCAATAAAACTTCATTGGACTGTCCATCCACACAGAGATCAAGCTTGGTTTGAAAAAGAAACTAAAAATCTTTCAAGAAGAGAAATTGCTCAAGAATATGAGTGTTCTTTCAATGCATCTGGTGAAACCGTCATCGAATCAGACGATCTAGAAAGATTGCACTCAACCTGCAAAGATCCAAAGCATAGAACAAACTCAGATAGAAATTATTGGATCTGGAAAGAGTTTAATTCAGATCGTTCTTATGTTCTTGTTGCTGACGTTGCTAGAGGTGATGGTAAGGATAATTCTGTATTTCATATAATTGACATTGATTCATTTGAACAAGTTGCAGAATACCAAGGTAAATTAAGTACAGAAGATTTTGCTAATTTATTAGTAACTGCTGGACGCGAATATGGTAACTGTATGATAGTAGTAGAAAACAATAATCTCGGCTATTCAGTAGTTGAAAAAATTATTGTTTCTAATTATCCAAACATATATTATTCTACAAAAGGTTCTGGTGATTATGTAGATCAAGTAACTGCCGAAGGAACTTTAAATACAGTCCCAGGATTTACAACTTCACATAAATCAAGACCATTAATAATTGCAAAGCTTGAAGAATTCATTAGAAATAAATCTGTTACAATTAATTCATTAAGAACAATTAACGAACTAGATACATTTATATGGTCATTAGGCAGACCACAAGCAATGCAAGGATACAATGACGATTTAGTTATGTCTTTAGCAATTGCTTGTTGGATTAAAGATACAGTATTTCAAACTAACCAAAGAGAACTAGAATATAAGAAAGCTATGTTGACAAGTCTTGTAAAAACTAATACAATGATAGATACTAAAATACCTGGTATGGCTGGCTACAATAAAGACCTATCAATTTCTATAAACGAAGCAAAACAACAATACCAAAATTATTTCTGGGTTTATAAAGGATAAAAATGGCAGAACAAAAATTTAAAAATACAAAAAATCAAGACTCTGAATTGTTTAAAAGGTTAACCAAACTTTTTTCTGGGCCTATAGTTAATTACAATCAGCCAGTTCAAAGTAGATATAGACGTAACCAAATGGACAAGTTTGGTCAAAATTTTACATCTGCTGGTGGGTTAGAGTTTAAGAAATCTGCCTATAATCCATACGAAAATTTCTCATCTAAAATGATGGCAAATCAAAATCGTGCTGATAGGTACATTGATTTTGATCAAATGGAATACATGCCAGAGATAGCATCTGCTCTTGATATTTATGCAGATGAAATGACAACATCTAATGAACTTAATAGTATGTTAAATATTAAATGTGCAAACGAAGAAATTAAATCTATTCTTAGCACATTGTATAATAAAACTTTAAATCTTGATTCTAATTTATTTAATTGGTGCCGTAATATGTGTAAATATGGTGACCATTATTTATATTTAGATATTGACGAAAGACTAGGTATTAAATCTGCTCTAGGACTTCCAGCAAATCAAATTGAAAGAATGGAGGGTAAAGACCCAACAAATCCAAACTATGTTCAATTTCAATGGAACTCTGGTGGTTTAACTTTTGAAAATTGGCAAGTTGCACATTTTAGAATTCTTGGAAACGATAAATATTCTCCATATGGTACTTCTGTATTAGACTCTGCAAGAAGAATTTGGAGACAATTAACTCTTCTTGAAGACGCAATGATGGCATATCGTATCACAAGATCACCAGAAAGAAAAGTATTTTACATTGATGTTGGAAACGTTCCACCACAAGATGTAGAACAATACATGCAAAAGATTATGACTTCAATGAAGCGTAATCAAATTGTAGACCAAAATACTGGTCGTGTTGATTTACGTTATAACCCAATGTCCGTTGACGAGGATTACTTTATTCCTGTTCGTGGTGGACAGAATAATACAAAGATTGATGCACTTCCAGGTGGTCAATTTGCTTCTGCCATTGAAGACGTAAAATATCTTAGAGATAAGCTTTTTGCTGCTCTTAAAGTTCCTATGTCTTACCTTATTAGAGGCGAAGGTGCAACAGAAGATAAAGCTACTCTTGCACAAAAAGACATTCGTTTTGCAAGAACTATACAAAGACTTCAAAGAGTTGCAGTTGCTGAGTTAGAAAAGATTGGTATCATTCACTTGTTCACACTTGGTTATAGAGGATCGGATTTAATTTCATTTAAACTTTCTTTGAACAATCCATCAAAGATTGCTGCTCTACAAGAACTTGAACATTGGAAAACAAAGTTTGACGTTGCTGGTGCAGCTACTGAAGGATATTTCTCCAAGCGTTGGATTGCTCAACATATCTTTGCACTATCTGATGAAGAATTCTTACGCATTCAAAGAGAGCAATATTATGATCGTAAATTTACAGCATCATTAGAAGCTGCTGGCGCACAACCACAAGCCGCCGCTGGAGGCGGTGGCGGTGGTGGATTAGGTCTTGGTGGAGATCTTGGAGGACCAGAAGCTGGAGGTCCAGAAGGCGCACCATCACCAGAAGGAGCACCACCAGAAGGCGCACCACCAGAGGGTGGAGGAGAAGGTGGAGCACCAGAAGCTCCAGAAGCTCCACCAGCAGGAGAAGAAGGTGGTAGTACATTATTAGCAGCACCATCAAAGAGAAGAGATGGTTATGGAAAAACTATGACCACAACTTTTAAATCTAAAGGAAAATGGTACAAACCAGTTGCAACAGATAAGAGAACTATTGGCGCAAGAGCACGTTCTATTAACGCATCTGGTGGAGGCTTTACTGCAAGTGGTAGTAAAAAGAATGTCTTTAAAGGTTCAAACGAATTAGATGATTTAATTGGTAATTTCTTAAAAGAAAATCAAAATAATAACAATGAAGAAGAATTTGAACTATTTAGAATAGAGCGTGAAACTCGTCAATTAATCGAAAGTCTGGAGTCCAAAAATAATGGAAAGAATAAAACTTAAACATAATAAGAAAAGAAACACCGCTTTTCTTTTTGAGTCTTTAACTAAAGAGCTTACAAAAGCAATTGTTACCAAAGATGAAAAAAGAAAAGCACTTGTATTATCAATAATTAAAGAGCATTTTAAAAAAGGTACAACTTTAGCAAAAGAACTTGATGTTTACAAATCTCTTTATGAGTCAAGAGGACTTCCTAAAGAAACAGCAGAGAGAATGGTTACAGAAGCTAAAAGAGTTTATTTTGGTCTTAATCAACAACACATTTTTAATGATCAAACAAATGTTATTAATAATGTAAATAAACAACTTGGTCCTGCTGTATTTACAAATTTTATGTCAAACTATAAAGATCTTGCAACAATAGCACAAATCTTTGATGAAGAAATTCCAATGAAATCAAGAGTTATACTTGAACAATTCTTGGTTGAAAGATTATCAACAGAAGATACTATTCAAAATCTTAAACCAATTGATAATCTTGTATACAAAGAATTCATAAAGAAATTTAACAGTAAGTATGGTACATCTCTTCTTGAAGAACAAAAAGAATTATTAACAAGATACATTGCGTCTTTTTCAGACGGAGACTTTGATTTTAAAGTTTATCTCAACGAAGAGATTTCAAGAATAAGAAGTTTAGTAAAAACAACTTCTAATCTTAACGAAGGTACACAAAGACAGGACATTCTTTCTGCAATTGATGCTATAAAGAATACTCAAATAGATCATAACATTATCGAAAAAGTTCTTAAACTTCAAGGAATTGCTAAGGAACTTTCCTAATGTCTATTAAAATAAAAGTCAAAGATGATAAAATGCCAGGTGCTCCACAAGAGCCACCAAAAACTAAAGTTAAACTTGACATAAGAAAAACTTTAGATGGCAATTTTATTATCCAAGATCATCCTTACATAGACATTATTATTTCTCCATCAAAGAATAAAATACTTGTTTTATCAACCCTTTCAATGGATGATAAAACTTATTATACTCAAAATAAGTATTTAGATTTTCTTTACAAACGTGGTGTTATTGATCCATCAACAATACAAGCAGGGAACATTTATGCATCAATGGAAGCTGCTATTCCTCAAACAGAAGAAAAAGTAGATCCAATTGAAGTTATTATTTTTTCAACCGCACTGTTTATGGATAATGAAAGACCATCATTTGAATACGAAAGACAAATGAGAAGAGAACAAGACGATTACCTCACAGATCCAGAAGAAGAAGATTCTACCGAACTTGGTGAAGTACCACAAAAAGCTCGTCAAGGTTCAATTGGTACTGCTGCTTACTCTATCAACAAACATTACAACATTGCTTATCTTGGAGAGCAAAAAGAGAAGAAATAATGTGGATTTTGTTTTTCATTCTTGCTTGTTATGGTTTAACCAACATCCTTGTTTATGGTTCAATACTTTCTTGTGTTAGACCAAAACAAGGATTGTGGGGAGAGCTTTTTAAATGTCCTATGTGTATGGGATTTCATGTTGGATGGTTTGTTGCTTTAATGATGAAACTATCTAACTTAACAAGCATAGATCCAAACATAGTTGATGTGTTCTTACTTTCTTGTTTATCATCTGGGAGTTCTTATGTTCTTTGTTCATTATTTACCGATTTTGGAATTAATTTTAAAATCAATAAAGAAGAATAACAAAAATGAATCTAATTAGAATAGTTGGAGTTTAATCATGAAAACTAATTTAACACAAGGTTTTTGGACAAGAAAGTGGGCATTACAACCAGTTCGTTTATGTTGTCGAGGAAAACCGAAAGGTATAGGAAATTATATAAATGAATAAATCACTATTAAGAGAATTTTATGAATTATGCCCAAACGGACTCTGCGAAGATATATTAACAGAGTCTGACAAGCATTTTATAAAACAAGGTGGAATGATGTTGTCTGGCGTTATTCAAAGGGCTGAAGCGAGAAATGGAAATGGAAGAATTTATCCATATTCAGTTCTTTCAAGAGAAATGACAACATACAGACAACTTGTTCAAGAAAGAAGAGCATTAGGAGAATTAGATCACCCAGATCAATCTGTAATTAATCTCCGTAATGTATCACATCTTGTTACAGAAACTTGGTGGAATGGAAACGATGTAATGGGTAAAATTCAAGTACTCAGTACTCCATCTGGTCAAGTACTTAGAGAACTTATAAACGCAAACGTAAAGATTGGTATTTCTTCAAGAGGTACTGGCTCTGTTAGAGAAAGCAGAGGCGAAACAATTGTTGAAGACGATTTCAATCTTATTTGTTTTGATATTGTTTCTGAACCTTCTACTCACGGTGCATTTATGTTCCAAGAAAATAAAAAGATTGTTACAGAAAACAAACAAACAAAACTCAATAGTCTAATAAAAGATTTATTAAAAAATTAAAAAAGGAGATTTTAATATGCAACTTACAACAGCAAGACTCAAGCAAATAATCAAAGAAGAGCTTGAGGCAATTGTCAACGATACAGAGGAAACCGAAGAAGAACTTAGTGAAGGTTTATTAAATGAGTTCACAGGCATGGATGCAGCTCAAGCTATTCTTGCAGTAGCTGGTGGTGCCGCTGCTCCAATGTTGCTACAAGCATTAGTGAATATGGCTAGAAGCGTAGCAGGAAAACCAGAAGAAAACGATATTAAAAAAGCTATTGATGCTATAAAAGAAAAAATGCGTATGAATGAAGCTAAAAAGAAAGCAGCATTAGCTAAACAAAAAATGCCAGCTAAAAGAGGCGGCAGTCCAAAAAATGTATATGCTAAAGCAGAATCTCACAAAATGAAGCCAATGGGTTCAAAAGGTAAGTGAAATAAAAATAAAACCTAAGTTATAGGTTTTTTTCTGAAAGCGGTGCATTTTTATGTGCCGCTTTCTATTTATGTATGTATTGGTGAAAAATGAATTCAAATGATCTAAAGAAAACTCTTCGTCCTCTTGTTAAGCAACTTGTAAAAGAAGCAATGCAAGAAGAACTAACAACTGTAATATCAGAAATAATTAAACAAACTTCATCTGTTCAAATGGTAGAACAAAGACAAGTTCAACCACAAATGAATAAAAAACTACAAGAAGATAGAGCAGTAGAGAAACAAAAACAAATTGAAGAAAGAAGAAAAAGATTAGAAGAGTTTAGCAAGAATTCTTTTGGTGGCATGAACCTATTTGAAGGAACAACACCCACACCAGCACCAAGAGATGTATCTGGTACTAAAGGAGCAGAGTCTGTTGCATCTCCATTGGCTGGCGTAGATCCAAGCGACTCTGGAGTTGACATATCTGGTTTACTTAAAATGACGGGTGGTTGGAGACAAATAAAGTGAAAACAATAACCGAGCAACAATTAAGAAATGTTATTCGTCAAGAATTAAAAAATTATTTATTTGAGAAACAAGAAGAAGATAAAGACAAGCAACAAAAATCTAGTGGTGTTTTACGAACAATTAAAACCTCTGGTCCACTTGTTTTGGCATTATTAACAATTGCAACTATGTCTGGTCATACTACAAGTATGGCTTTAGGAAATGAAAATGCTGATAAAATTACACTAGAAGATCAACTTAGAGCCGAGGGAATAAACCCAGAGGAAGCAAATAAAATGATTTCTTTGGGTGGTATGACTCCAGAAGATGCTATTGAATTGCGTGATTTGTTAAAAAAACAAGAAGAAGCAGACAATAATGTACAAAAAATTCAACAAGCATTAGCAGCCACAAACTATACAGATACAGCTCAAGAAAAACTTGAAACACTTTTAAAACAAGAACAAGCAGCTAGCCGTCACTACGGGCAACAAATACAAAGTAAAGATAAGCTTTTAAAAGGATTTTTAAACTCTGGTGCTATAGCTGCAAGTTACTTAATGAATAGCGAAAAACCTATTAGTGCTGATTTGAAAGTCATGCAACATGATATTTTAAAATATGGACTAGAGCAAGCAGAAGGTATTGCTTTACAAGTAGCACAAAACGATCTTGTAACTTTCAATTCAGAGCATGTAGGACAAGATTTTTATTATGGTAATTCTGGCATAAGTGATCCAAAAGCTTTATCACTTTCGTGGTTAGCAGCCCACAATGATGAATTTGCAAAAGAATTATCTAGAAATCCAGATAAAAAGTATACAGCTATTGAAATTGCTAATATGCTTGATGGTGTAGAAGGGTTTGATGCAAAAATTGATAATTATTTTACACCAAACAGTAAAGCTGTAAAATCTGCTGAATCAAGTTTAACTAAGGCAGATGATGTAATTACAGGTCAAGATGCTTTAGAAAACACTATGAATTATAAATTAAAAATGAATAAAGTTGAAAGAGAACTTTTACCATCAGAAATTATGGCTATGTCAGAAGAAGATATTCAAAAGCTAAGCCCAGATCTTCAAAAAGCCGTTAGAGATTTTAGAACCAAAGAAGGTCTAAAAGAAAACAAAGTAAACAAACTAAGACAAAGACTAAATGAATTGAGAGGTGTTTATGTCTAAGCAAAATACTCACGTTAATGTGAGAGTTAAAGAAAAGAAAGGCGAACCATTTGAGAGAATGGTCAAAAGATTCTTAAAGAAAGTCAAGAAAGAAAGAATCATAGAACAAGTTAAAGAAAGACGCTATTATGAAAAACCATCTGTAACTAAAAGAAAAGAAAAGCTTGCTGGCATTGCTAGATGGAAAAAAGCAGAAGCTGAGAAAAAACAGAAAGAATTACAGAAAGAGTCTAATTATAATAAACGTTTTGATAAAAGAAAGGAATAAATAAATGTCACAGAATTATCCTTATGGTGTTGGATTACAGAATGTAGGTTCTTATCAAGTATCTGGTATTCCTTACGCTACCTCAAGTATCGCAGCACCATCAAATGCAGGTACTCCAACAGAAATAACATTTTCAGATATAGCGCAAAGAGTGTTTGTTTCTAACATTAACTCTGCATCTGCTTTAAGAGTTGGTTTTTCTTCTAATGGCGTAAAAGGAACAAATTATTTTATAATACCTGCCGCATCAAGTTCAGTAGTCTATCCAACACAAGAGTTTAGAGTTAAAGTATCTGCAATTTATTTATTGTCAAACACAACAACTCCAACAAGTGCTTCTGTGTTTGCTGAACTTACAAACATTGGTATAAGCCACTTGCAGAATTCTGGCCCTAATGGTGTTGGAAATAATTGGTCTGGTTCTGTAGGAGTAGGATAAAATGTCAAGATTTGGTTGGGCTTATGTAAACGGTTTGGTAACATCTTCTGTTGCAAGAGGCCCAACTTATGCCATTCAATTTAATTCTGGTTCAAATATTATAACTGGTAGTTCAAATCTTATTTTTGATTATACAACAAACGAATTAATTGTAACTGGTAATGTTAAAGTAATTGGACAAGTATCTTCTTCTACTTCTTTATTAACAGCAGGAACAATACAAGCAGGTTCAAACATAACTTCTAACGGAATTATTTCTTCTTCTTTAGGATTTCAAACTAATTCTACCGTTACTGCTGTAAGCAATATAACTTCAACATCTGGATTAGTATCTGCATCTAGCGGATTATATTCGGGTGATGTTCTTAATGTTGCTGGCGTTTCAAACTTAAAAAATAATTTAATTGTTACTGGAAATGTAAATATATCTGGTACTTTAGTATCCACTTCTACTATTCAAGCTGCTGGTTTTATTGGCGATGGTCTTAATATTACTGGAATTCAAGGATCAAATGTTTATGGTGTAGGTAATGATTGGACTGTACAATTTAAAAATGGAATTACAGGAGTTTTAACTGGTTCTTCTGCTTTAACTGTTTCTGCAAGTTCTACTCCTGGTTTATTTCTAACACAATTTAGCAGTTCTGGTGTTGTTCAATCTTCTAAAGTTAGATCAACAAATATATCATTATCTGATGGAGATTATTACTTATTTTTATCTTCGTCTAGCCCATTAACTGCAACATTAGGCACAGCATCTACTGGTAGAGAAGTTATTTTGTCAAATTATGGAACAGCAGAGCTATTGATAACTGGTAGTACTGGAGTAGTTGGCTTTATAACAACTGCTGGAAGTAATGTGCAAAGTGTAATTATAGGTGGTGCTGGCGCAAGAACACTTAAATTTGTTTATTTATCTAATAATGGAAGATGGATGGCAGTTTAGTAATTAATACTACTTATAGTTAATGGCACGCCAAAAAAAATCAGATACTGCTTGGAACCAACCAGCAACTCCTCCACCACCTTTATTTACTGGTGAAAAAGAACGCAACCTTGTTAAACAAGTCAATGACGAACTTATTGAGAGAGTCATTGGTCAACAGGTTGCGTACTTTGCTGTTGATATTGATCGATCAAACTTTCATCCTCTTTATGGAGAGGCAATACAAAAAACATTTCTTCCTCCAATAAGAGTACACGCTTTGATAAAGTGGGAAGGTCAAACACAATCATTTACACAAAATGTTGGTATAGATAAAGCAACATCAATAGAAATTCACTTTCACAAAAAACGTTTAACAGAAGATCAAGATCTTTATGTTCGTGAAGGAGACTTTGTTTTATATGGTGATCGTTATTATGAAATTGTAAAGCTTGATGAACCAAAAAGATTATTTGGACAAATAGAAAATAAATTTGAAGTTGTTGCAAAATGTTTAAGAGCAAGAGAAGGAATGTTTAATCCTCAATTTGTTGCTAATACAATACCAACCACCAGAATTACAACATCAACTTCAACTGGTTCTGCTTCAACTTATTCAAACCCATCTACCGTAACTGTGGGTGGACTTGTAACAAATACACTTAATGTAAGTTCAACCTCTACATTTAATGGTGCTATGATATATAAATCTGTTTTAGTATCTGGTACTTATACAATACTTTCTACTGACTATTTAGTGGGAGTAAATACAAATTCCTCAACTGCTTCAATTATTCTCCCTTCAGTTTCAACAACTACAGCAGGAAGAACAATAATTATAAAAGATGAAACTGGAAATGGTTATACAAATCCTATACACATATCTGCATCATCTGGAGAAACAATAGACGGACTATCTGTATTTACTATGGACTCAGATAATGGTGCAGTAACCTTATATTGTACTTCAACTGGTTGGCATGTAACATAGGATTTTAAATGGCTTATAAAGTTATTAAAGGCAAAAATAGAATATCTGGTAGTCAGACTTTTCTTAATGATATTTCTGGTTCTATTATATCTGCTTCTTATTTTGTTGGTGATGGTTCTCTTTTAACAAACGTAACTGGTGCTGCTTCAACAGGATCAGCAACAGGCCGAGGTCCAGAAAAATCTGTACAATTTAAATCTGGCTCTTCTGGTCAAATAAGCGGCTCCTCAGATCTTTTATTTGATTATACGATACCAAAGTTTACAGTTAATTCTGGTTTTGTTGCAAAAAGAACGAGTACATCCACTAATCTAACGATAAGTCCAGCACACCATATAATTGGTGTTGATACTTCTGCTGCAACCGCTAGCATCACTCTTACATTACCAAATGCTTCTACTCTTTCTGATGGTCAAGTATTTGTTATAAAAGATGAAGGCGGAATGGCAGATACATATAATATTCTAGTTAGCTGCTCAATAAACGGACAAACTGTTGATGGAGAACAAACAGTATTAATAGAATCACCATACTCAGCAATTAATCTGTATTCAAATGGAAATAATAAATACTTTATTTATTAGTTGAATTGGGTGTTAACACACTATTTATTATTGTCAACACATAGCCATATAAATTTTATGCTATGTGTCTTTTTTTATAAGGAGACAAAATAATATGGCATATAAATTTCAGAGAGGAGCAGCAACAGCTTCTGGCTCTTTTACAGCAGAAAATGGTTTAACATCTAATAACGCTCTTTCAGTTACCGTTGGTACATCTACACTACAAGCAGTTACAGCAACAACAATTTCTGGTTCTGGCACTTTACAAGCTGGTGGCTTAGCAACTCTTAATGGTGGTGTAAACTCAACCAACATTTCTGGTTCTGGCACTTTACAAGCTGGTGGTTCTGCAACAATCGGAAACGGTCTTACAGTTACATTTGGTGGAGCAATTATAACAGGCTCAGTAGCTGTTAACGGTAGTATTACTTCTACAGGCAATATGTCCGTAACTGCTGGTGTAGTATCTGCATCAAACGCTGTACAAACTGCTGGTAACGTGGTTGCTCTTAATGGTGCCGTTCGTGGTCAAACAGTTTCTGCATCTGTAGGTGCAGAGCTTAATGCTGCCGTTGTAACAACAATAACAGGTTCTGGTTTAGCACAATTTCAATCTTTAACTGTTAATGGTGCAGCAACATTATCAAGTGCAGCAATTACTGGTGGTACAATTAATGGTACTACAATCGGTGCAACAACCCCATCTTCAGTTAAAGCAACAACTTTAAGTGCTTCTAGTAATCTTGATGTTGTTGGTAATGCTACTGTTTCTGGTATAACAACACTCAATAGTGCTCTCACAGTATCTGCTGGTGGTGTTACAGTATCTGCTGGTGGATTGTCAGTTAATTCTGGTGATTCATCTGTACAAAAACTTACAGTTAATGGTGACTTGATCGTACTTGGTACAACAATCTCCGCTTCAGTTTCCAATCTTGTAATTGAAGATAAACAAATAGTTCTTGCTGATGGTGCTGGTTCTGCTGCCGCCGCTGCTGGTGCTGGTTTCTTCGTAAGTGGTGCAAACGTAGAATGGACATACAAACAAAATGGCGAAGGTACAGCAGCAGCATCTGGTGACATATTTGTAGCATCTGGTTCTTCTGGTTTAATTGACATTCAAGCTGCTAATTTCTATGGTACACTTGTTGGTACAATGGCTTCACCTGTTACTTTGATAGCAGATGCTGGTACTTTGGCTACTGGTATCAATTACTTTGCAGATGTTGCAGGTGCCTCATCAGTTAATTTACCAGCCGCACCTTCGGTTGGCGATTCAATAAGAGTCAAGGCTCCATCGAACTGTAGTACAACTAACACTATTACAATCAATAGACAAGGTTCACATACAATAGATGGTGAAACCTTCATTGTTCTTGAATCACCATTTGCTGCTGTTGAGTGTGTTTATGT